TTATGCTCCGGCTTCTGCGGCGGCGGCGCTGAAGTCGCCAATCTGGATGTTTTCCACCAGTGCTGCGCAGCGGTAGTCCTCAACCACATAGGCTTCGTTAACGGATTCAAAGTTTTCAATCCGGTCACGTTTCGGGTTGTCGATAACCGAACGGCGGCGGGTGTCCTCCTGCCAGTAAATGGACAGGTTATCCAGACGGGTGATCAGCAGCGCATTCGGCGGGAAGAACGGCGCACGCACGGCCTGCAGACCACCCATGCGTTTCTGACTGATGATCATATCGGCAGCCAGTTTTTCACTGTTTTCCTGCTCTTTGTTGACCAGCGGGAAATACTTGTCAGACAGCAGTTCACGCCCGCAAATCACCACCAGATCGTCATCGTCCTGGTAGACCACGTCGATAAGCTCATTGACCGCATCCATCACCACAGCGTCCAGGTTGGCATATTCGCCACCTTTCCCGACTTTCACCGCACCCGGTGTGGTTTCGCCGCCCGTGGTGGTGCTGCCCATGACGTGATCCGGTGCATCCTCACGGATTTTCTGCAACCAGCCTTTGTTCACATCCTGCAGCAGCGGGTTTTCACTACGGTTGGAGGTTTTCGCACGCTTCACGCCGTTAAAGCCGATCATGATGCGGTCCAGTGCCTGACGTTTCACGATGGCGTCACGGATACGCACCTGGAAATCCTGAAACTTCGCCCACAGGTCCAGCTTCGCGTAGGTCAGCACCGTGTCAAAGTTGGTCTGCTCGCATTTATATTCCACATCGACCATCAGCGTCGGATCGACAGGTTCACGCTCTTTCGCGGTGGTGTCAGTGGTTCCGGCAATGGTGCTGCCAACACCCAGCCCCAGCAGCTGACCGGACTGCTCAGTCACTGGCGTGACGTTAATCAGCGTCAGGAAAGCGGCGGACTGCTGGATCTGGTCTTCCAGCGTCTGCTGCACAGACGGCTCCACAGTGAATTTGCTGGACAGTTCTTCAACTGCCACACCGTTCAGACGCGCCAGCTGCTGCAGGTAAGCGTTAAAAGCAAAGCGGGTATTCTTCTTCATCAGGTTTTGTGCTCCATCAGCAATTGGTCAGAGTGTCAGCGGGGGCGTTACCGCCTGTTGCACGCTGGCGGTAGTCCTGGCGGCTGTCTTCTTGACTCAGCTTATTCACCAGTTCGTTAAAGGCGGTTTGCTGCTCCTGCAGAGCAGTCTCCAGCTCAGACAGGCGTTCTTCCTGCTCAGACAGGGATTTTTCTGTGCGTGCGCTCAGGTTCTGCTGCTCAGTGGCGACCAGCTCCACGGCCTTATGCACATCAGAGAACCGGGCGTCATCGGACTGCTCTTTTTTGGTAAACAGCGCCGTGACACGGGCAAACAGGGACGGCTTGTCCTCCTGGATTTCTTCCAGTTCGATCACCGTTTCCTCTGCAGCGGTAAAAAGATTGGCGGGATTCTGCTTGCGGTTTGCCAGTGGGTTATGGGCTGCACTGGCGCTGAATGTCAGCATTTCAGTGCCCAGACTGGCAGGGTCATCAGTGGCAGCCAGGCCGACCAGGTAGGCTTTGCCCGTATCAGCGAACTTCGGGCTGACTTCCATAGAGGTGAATAATTTCTGGCCTTTTTTCACCAGTTCCACCAGGGACTCCGTTGGCTCAACGTCGGCATACAGCGCCATCTTGCCTGCCAGCGGACCTTCCGTGATTTCTTCAGCAAACAGCGCCGTCACCTTGCCGTAGCGGTTAAAGGTGCTGTCCGGCAGATAAGACTTGATGTGCTCAAGGTTAATCAGCGCGGTATACACCGCCGGGTTGTAGCTGGCTGCCATCTGTTCCAGCCATTCACGCTGGATTTCGCGTCCGTCGGTGGTGGCACCTTCCACCCCGATGCGAAAACGCTTTGTTTTCACTGTCATGAGCCGTGCTCCGTTAGAAAAAACTTACTGGAGCCTTATGGTTGCGGTGATGGGGGCAGTGAAACAATGCGCGGTATTTGTACCGACAACCACACAAATCGCAGGCGGGGAAAGCCTTCATTCAAGGCTGTAGGTTTGTGCCATGAACACCACACTGACACCCGCAGATCTCGATCCCCGTCGGCAGGCCATGCTGCTGTACTTTCAGGGATACCGCGTAGCCCGCATTGCTGAAATGCTGGGCGAGAAAGTTGCAACCGTTCACAGCTGGAAAAAACGCGACAAGTGGGGTGACTATGGGCCGCTGGATCAGATGCAGCTCACCACCGCCGCACGCTACTGCCAGCTCATCATGAAGGAGCATAAAGAAGGGAAAGATTTCAAAGAGATTGACCTGCTGGCGCGCCAGTCTGAGCGCCACGCGCGGATCGGCAAGTTTAACAATGGCGGCAACGAAGCCGACTTAAACCCTAACGTCGCCAACCGCAACAAAGGCCCACGCCGTCAGCCTGAAAAGAATGTTTTCACCGATGAACAGATTGAGAAGCTGGAAGAAATTTTCCATTCCTCCATGTTCAACTACCAGCGCCACTGGTGGGAAGCCGGAAAAACCAACCGCATCCGCAACCTGCTGAAGTCACGCCAGATCGGCGCGACCTTCTATTTTGCCCGTGAAGCCCTGATTGACGCCCTGCTTACCGGACGTAACCAGATTTTCCTTTCTGCCAGTAAGGCACAGGCCCACGTCTTCAAACAGTACATCATCGACTTTGCCAAAGAAGTGGAGGTGGAGCTGAAAGGCGATCCGATGGTGCTTCCCAACGGGGCCACACTGTATTTCCTCGGCACCAATGCCCGCACTGCCCAGAGTTATCACGGCAACCTGTATCTGGATGAATATTTCTGGATACCGAAATTCCAGGAGCTGCGCAAAGTGGCTTCCGGTATGGCTATTCACAAAAAATGGCGACAAACCTATTTTTCCACGCCATCCAGCCTGACACACAGTGCTTATCCGTTCTGGTCCGGTGCGCTGTTCAACCGTGGGCGCAACAAAGCCGATAAGGTGGACATCGACCTGTCCCACAGCAATCTGGCCCCCGGCCTGCTGTGCGCAGACGGGCAATACCGCCAGATAGTCACCGTGGAAGATGCAGTGCGCGGCGGATGTAGCCTTTTCGACCTCGATCAGTTGCGCATGGAGTACAGCCCGGACGAATACCAGAACCTGCTGATGTGCGAGTTTGTGGACGATCTCGCGTCCGTGTTCCCGCTCAGCGAGCTGCAGGCATGCATGGTGGACAGTTGGGAAGTCTGGACCGACTTTCATGCTCTGGCCCTGCGCCCGTTTGGCTGGCGCGAAGTGTGGATCGGTTATGACCCGGCAAAAGGTACGCAGAACGGCGACAGCGCCGGATGCGTGGTGGTGGCACCGCCAGCCGTGCCGGGCGGTAAGTTTCGCATTCTTGAGCGTCACCAGTGGCGCGGGATGGACTTCCGCGCCCAGGCTGACGCAATCAAAAAACTGACCGAGCAGTACAACGTGACCTACATCGGCATCGACTCAACCGGCGTTGGTCACGGGGTTTACGAGAACGTGAAAGCGTTCTTTCCTGCCGTCCGGGAGTTTGTCTACAACCCCAACGTTAAAAACGCCCTGGTTCTCAAGGCCTACGACATTATCAGCCACCGCCGTCTGGAGTTTGACGCCGGATATACCGACATTGCGCAGTCATTTATGGCAATCCGTCGCGCCACCACCGCCAGTGGCAACCGCCCGACCTATGAAGCCAGCCGCAGCGAAGAAGCCAGCCACGCCGATCTGGCATGGGCAACGATGCACGCACTGTTTAACGAACCGCTGCAGGGCGAATCCGCCAATACCAGCAATATTGTGGAGATTTTTTGATGGGAAAGAGTAAGAAGAACCGAGCTGCGGCGACGAAACAGATCCAGCTTAAAAGTCAAACTACAGCCGAAGCATTCAGCTTCGGCGATCCCGTTCCTGTTCTGGACCGCCGTGAACTGCTGGACTATGTGGAATGCGTACAGATGGACCGTTGGTATGAGCCGCCCGTCAGCTTTGACGGACTGGCGCGCACCTTCCGCGCCGCCGTGCATCACAGTTCCCCGATTGCAGTAAAGTGCAACATTCTGACCAGTACCTATATCCCTCATCCGCTGCTCAGCCAGCAGGCTTTTTCGCGTTTTGTGCAGGACTATCTGGTATTTGGTAACGCCTACCTGGAGAAACGCACGAACCGATTCGGTGAAGTTATCGCCCTTGAGCCTGCCCTGGCAAAATACACCCGACGTGGATTAGACCTGGATACCTACTGGTTTGTGCAATACGGCATGACAACGCAACCGTATCAGTTCACGAAAGGCAGCATTTTTCACCTGATGGAACCGGATATCAACCAGGAGATCTACGGCCTGCCCGGTTATCTTTCTGCCATTCCGTCAGCCCTGCTCAACGAGTCCGCCACGCTGTTCCGTCGAAAGTATTACATTAACGGCAGTCATGCAGGCTTCATCATGTACATGACCGACGCCGCGCAGAACCAGGAGGATGTAAACAACCTCCGTAACGCGATGAAAAGCGCCAAAGGACCAGGTAACTTCCGCAATCTGTTTATGTACTCGCCTAACGGCAAAAAGGACGGACTTCAGATCATCCCATTGTCAGAAGTCGCGGCGAAGGATGAGTTTCTGAATATCAAAAATGTCAGCCGCGATGACATGATGGCAGCGCACCGTGTGCCACCGCAAATGATGGGGATTATGCCGAATAATATTGGGGGGTTTGGGGATGTGGAGAAGGCAAGCCGTGTATTCGTCCGAAATGAGCTAATGCCACTACAAAAGCGATTACAGGAGATGAATGATTGGCTTGGCAAGGAGGCGATACGGTTTGATACCTACTCGCTAGATATAGCCCCATAATAAGAAAAGCCACCGTTTGGTGGCTTTTCTTCATTTACTCAATAGGTTCAAACTCATCTTGAGGAATCAGCGTCGATTGACAGGCTTGGCTTAGTACCCCTGATAATTTACATAATAACCGATAGTTATGAGGAGCATCATCGCTAATCTTTTCGACCGTTAAAGTGATTGATTTTGGATCATCCAATAACATCTTCTTGATGTCATTACTTAAATACCTAGGGCAGTAACCAACGATTTCAGCTGGTTTATCTGCACGAACGACAACAGCATCCCCATCGTATTCATTTTGAAGATCCAAGCAAAGACGCAAAATTTGCCCCGGTTTCAATTCAGATACACGAGCATTAGCTAAGCTATTCAAGTAACCAAGTCCATGTAAGAAGAAAAAATGCTCAAAGTTACCATCAGAATCAAAATCAATTTTTTTGAAAATCTGCAGCTGATCAGTGCTTCGTAAGCCTCCCGAGCGAGCAAGAATATCGATAGGATTTACCTTATCTTCTTCAAATCCAAGCCATTTAATGAAACTCGGATACTCTGGACGTCTCGGTGATAAAAGGCGATTTTTAAAAAGAGGAAACAATTCTTCCGATACATAAGTTTCACGAACATCACTCATGCCGCTAAACTTTGTAAATTTAGAAGATTTAAGAGCACCTTTGGTATACCTGAAAACATACCCCGATTTGCGCTCTTGCAAGTTACCAACAACATGCCAGTCTCTGGTATCTGGTGCCTGCCATGCGACGTAAACGGAGTTTGTATTAGTCATTCTAGTAACCTTCTGCGATTTTCCATTACCATTAACGTTGCAAATCTACGTGCACTGTCGGATATACACGATGAAGGCACTTGGTTAAACACATCTGTAATGGAATCTTCTGTTAAAACGCTCAACTTACCTAACCAATGGTCGCGAGCGGCAACTCTCCCTTCAACTGCATGTTGAAATGCTTCAACAGTCAGCAAGGGCTTTTTATCAGTTTTTGCTTTGAATAGCTCAGAGCGAGCTTTTCTTACAAAACATGGGATTTGTCGATTTTTATCTTTAGTATTAAGCCGTTCGCTACGCTCATCATCTAACATCTCCCTTCCTAAACTAGCGGCATGATCGTATGTTGGACACAAAAACTGCTCACCAGTTTCATTGTTAAGCATGATTGCCCAATTTTCATGGTGGCGATCTTGATTACTCACAAGTGCATCGAGCATCAAATATCCACAAAATACATCTGCTGCATTTAGCCCGGTTAGATCATATACACTCGGAGGAGGCTTGATAGATTCCCTATCTAAACAACCCAAGACCCTTGTGACAGTGTGTTCTCTGACCCTTACCGGCTTTTCCCCGGCTTGTAAAGGCCCAGGATAATCGAATGTCGAACTGTGAAGCACTTCATTTCCCATTACCATCCGGAAACCAGATGGAATGATATTCTGAGTCACCACACCGAATCGACCATTGTATCGCGCCAAATCATAGCTAGCATGTGGAATGTTAAGCAAATGACATAACTCAGCAGCACACTTTTCAGACCAATGCTCGCCAGTACCTGGCCTAGAGTACTTAAACAACTGCAAATTTACAGTGTCATCGGAGAAATAGAACCAAAACTTCTCTTTGGTTCCTAACTGTTCAAGATCGTTAGCTACGGGGCTAAGCTCTACCAATTGGTATGGCATCTGACATCCCTGTTTAGCGGATTATGAATAAGTTAGGTTCCATTTTATCCAAACATTGTCAAATACCCTAAGATTTATTAGATGATAGAGCGATACTGTATGCATGTCCAGCAATCAAATCAATATATAACTCTTATATGGCTTAACGCGCGCTCGTATCCCCGCCACGCCTGCCCGCTTTATGTAGTGGTTTTCATGCAGGTGCATGATCTACGCAAAAGCCCGCCAGTTCTGGCGGGCCTTAGCAAAAACGATCCTCAAACGATCATGCAATCTCATGCAGCATAGACATGCACAGACGAGTAAAGCGAATCGGACTTTACGCAAGGTGAACTCCTCAGCGGGTATAATCAGTATGTCGGAAAATCTCTAAAAATAAATAATTCGGTTAACAGGTATGCTTACAAAAGCATATATTTGATTAAAAATCATGTAAGGGGGAGGATCTCAAACTGAATCGCCACGGGTTTTGCAAATTTCGATAGTCTCTCTAACGTTTCGGCTGAGGTCAAAATGAAAAGCTTTTACGTATTAATTTTAATTCTGGTTGCAAGCTTTGTTAGCGTCCCAGTTCAGGCGGTAACAGCTAAAAACTATGAGAAAGGAACTAAAGCTCAACAGAAATCAATAGCTTACCTTTCATGTGCATTCTATGGCAGTAGCACACAATTAGATCCTAGCTACACGGGGCAAGTACCTACAGCCGATATCAAGATATTACAGAAAGCAGCTTACCACGCTTACAACGATGCGCTCTCATACTTAGGCTATGAGGAACCAGATCACGAACAACGCATAATTGATTATGCTGAATTTGTGGCGTCGCAAGAAGCTGTGTTATGGGATAAGCCGGGAATGAATGGAAAGCAGGTAACACTAATTGCTCGTTCTCTCTACAATGAGAGTAACTGTAACTTGTTACTGGACTCAATTAAGTAGGAAAAAGATGGTATTTTGCCCGTAGTTTCAACCTTAATCTCCGAACCTGTCGCAGAACGGGCGTTCACTCATCAAATAAACGCCACACCTAACGCCTCACTGTACTCGTTGTTCAACCTTGCTGACGCCAGAACCAAGTTCAGACGCCAGCAACTTTTCTTAATGCAGCCAGCTGTCGTCTTCCCACACCTTCTGCATAATTTTCATCACTTGTTTTCTTTCTTCGTCCAGTTGCAGTCCGGTCAGTTCCACACCGTTAGAGCTACCTTTGCGGATGCGAATTACCGTTTTGGGATACAGGGGGCGCAGATTGCGGTAAAGCTCTGATTCAAGGGCGTCCAGGGTAGACTGGTTAATCTTCTGCTCTTTATCGATCATTATTTCAATGCGCATAAAAGTCACCTCAACTGATGACATCCATTGAGCGGTTGTATTCGTGAGTTCTGATTTTTGCCATGAGTTCATCAGTCAACTCAGAAACCCACTGCAGAGCCAGCCCCTTCTCTTCATCACTACACTCACTAGCCGCTACAAGCTTAAGAAAAAAATCAATGCGCTGGAGCTTCAAAGACTCCAAAAAATAGTCCTGCATCTTTCCTCCTATGACACCACACGCAACACTGTATGTATAACCACTGTTTATATTTACAGTATATAATAATCTTACTGATGTAAAACGTTTTTTTACATTCATCACCCTGATATACCTGGTATTATTAAGAGCACGAATTGTTAACCCGCGTAATTAATACAGGTTCCGCCACTGATCATCTTCCTGCAAACGCTGGTTCCGATAGAAGATACGCAGGCCTGCTCCTGACGGAATACTGCCTCCGCGAAGGAGTAAATCGACCTCTTTCTCGCTGCCATCAAATCCTCTGGACTTCAGCTCATACACGAGCTGCAGTCGCTGATGGTCTGTAATTCGCTGTTTGTAGTCTTTACGCCGTTTCGGTTTCACCAGGCGTAACCTTGCAGCCAGTTCCCGGCGCTCTTTTTTGCTCATACTGTGCAGGTAATCGTGCAACTCCTTGTCATCCATGCGGGTAATGTCCGTTCTGGTATCCCCATCAGCTGATTTGTCTTTCCCTTGTTGGTTCAAATTTTCAGCAAGGGGACAGTTATTGCCACGAGTCCAAGGGGCGCAAGCGCCCTGGTCGGCTGCCGCCTCCTGAACGTCAACGGCCTTACGAACCATTTTCCACTTCACTGCATGAGTGCAGATCTTGCCCTCTGCAATGGGTGACCAGATGCCATAAATACGAATACCGTGATCGCCATAGGCGGTTGGCTCTTCGTTGATTTCATAAGCGGTTCTGATGAGGTGATATTTGCGGGAAACCAGTACGCCGCCCTGCTTCATGATGTAGGTGGCAAAACAACCAGCATCAGCAGCAGCCAGGATGGCATCAAGGCGCGGGTTATCCAGTACCGGCGCACCTGCTTTTTTGTCACCCTGTTGCCTTGCCGCCTGACCAGCCAGCAATCGCAGTTCACGGTAAGCCTGACGCCCCGGAATGCCAAAGAAGCGGAATTGCTGAACACGATGCAGAGACGCCCAGGCATTAACGTATTCAGCGTTATCACGCAGGGATTTACCCGTTTCCTTACTGATCTCGCCAGCCAGACCACACCCGTCAATATTCTTACTGATATATTTCGCAATGTAGCTTGTCGGCGTTCCTTTGCGCGGGTTTATCAGCTCAGACTTAAAGCGTGGCCCCGTGTTATTGCCCAGCTCCTCGCGGTCTTCACGGATGGCAAACTTACGCAACAATGCAGTAATGGCGCGGCGGTCTTTTTTACGCATGAAACACAACAGGTGCCAGTGAACTGTGCCGTCATGATGCGGCTCAGCCACCCGCACGCCATACCAGCGCAACCCGGCTTTGTGCATAGCCTTACGAAATGCAGCAAACATGCCGACCAGATAATCGCTGCTTTGTCTTACTGTCGCGTTGGTCCAGGTCGGGTTTGGCCTGCCGTTATTTAGCGTGGAATGGAAACGTGACGGACAGGTGATGGTGTAGAAAACGGCGCAGTCACCACGCATTTCCGCGATAAGCTCCAGGCCTTTAACACAGGCCATCATCTCATTGCGGCGATGCGCCGGGTTGCTGCTGCTGGCGTTTACCACATCCTCCATGTTCAGCGTGTCGCCGTCTTCGTTCACCAGTTCATGAGAACGGAAAAACTCCAGCGACTTACGGCGCTGCTCACGTTTATGCATCACGGCTTCATAGCTGACATAGGGAGATGCTTTTTTGCTGACCAGGCAGACAGCACGCAACTGCTCTTCCCGCCATTCGCAACGCATCTTCCATAATTTCCGATACCACCAGTCGGCGCACAGCATACGCGCCAGCGAACCCGGAATGAGTTCATAGGGCACAGGTTTGCGGCGGTTTCTTTTCCGGCGGAGTTGCTCAAACGCAGGCGGTATGACATCCAGTCGCAGGGTTTCTGCAGCCACCTTTTCCCATGTCTTGCGGATTTCTTCTGGCTTAACATCATCGGAGGCGTACAAATCACCACAAGCGGCATCAAGACACATGCTCATATGCGCAGCGACAAGGGTAGACAGGCGTTTCACCTGATCCTGACTCATTTCAGGCAGGATCAGCAGACCGTCCAGCCCTTCATGGCTTGCCATAAAACGAAAAGATGCAGATAGCTGGCTGTCGCGTACATGCTCCAGTCGTTCCAGACATGGCTTAATCGTCTCACGCAAATAGCGGGAATAAGCCTTTGGCCTGCCCAGGCTGCTGAAATATTCAATACGTTGCATCAGCGGCTTGCTGATATGGGAAGGCTGGGCGTTGACGTCGGCCAGAATGACCATGTCCGGATTAAAACGCTGCTGCTCATGCGCCATCTTTGCCCGGCTAATGAGCTTATCCTGCTCCATTTCGCGTTGGACAGGATCACGGGATTCATTAAAGAAATAACGCTCCCAGACCTGATCACTCAGTGCCTCGCGGCGCAACTGTTCCTGCTCGTTATCGGCAGCGTACAGAGTGATCAGGTTTGAAAGCGTAGAAACCGGCGCAACTTCCGCCGGGTCCAGATAAGGGTTAATGGCCTTTTTCGGGCTGTTCCATGAGAATGCTGCGGCAGCCTCGTTAAAGCCGCAGCAGTTGTTCATATCGGCATGACTCATGCACGTACTCCGTACACGGCAGAACTATCCACGCCACGCGAATAATCAAATCCCATCCAGCAGCGCGGCCCGGAAACAGCAATGATTTCTGTTGCTGATTTACCCTCGCCAGCTGCCACACCGATGCTGCGTTTTACCTTGATATAGTGGTGAGTAAAATTGCGATACAGCGAACGGATCAGGGATGTGTCACTGTTAGAAACAATGACTGGATGTCCTTCTGATGACCGATGTTCAAGAACGGATGCCAGGTGATACTGGTCATCTTCAGTGAAACCATCAGTGTGATAGCCGGAAAACGTACCGTCATACGGCGGATCGCAATACACCACATCTCCCGCCTTCAACATCGCCAGCGTTTCATCAAAGCTGGCGCAGATAAACGTTGCTCGCTGGGCTTTTTCTGCAAATGTGCGAAGTTCTTTTTCAGGGAAATACGGATTTTTATAATTACCGTAGGGGATGTTGAAATGCCCGCTCTTGTTATAGCGACATAAACCACGGTAACCGTGACGATTAAGATACAGGAAATATACCGCTTTCATGAAATCAGTAATTTCAGTTGAGCAGTTAAACTCCTGCCTTATGTTGTAATAAGCCACCTCCCTGTTTGCGATCTCAAATAAAACTCTGGCGCGAGATATAAACGATTCACAATCAGCGGCAACCTTTTTATAGAGGTTGATTAAATCAGGATTAATATCCGCAACCAGATAGCTGGGATAATCCGTTTCCATCATCACAGCACAGGAACCCGCGAAAGGTTCAACCAGTCGCGGGCCAGCAGGAAGGTATTTTTTCAGTTCTGGCATAATGGCGGTTTTATTTCCCGCCCATTTCAGGATGGTGCTCATACAGCACCTCCGTTGTAATGTTTGCCTTTCAGTTCTGCGATTTCCTGACAGGTAATGCAAAGCTGCACTCCCGGAATGGCGCGGCGTCGTGCTGGCGGAATTGGCGCTTCACATTCAATGCAAAGTACGCGTGACACGCCCGGTGATTTGGCACGGGCTGCACGGATATGGCGCTGGCGTTCTTCTTCAACGCGCTGCTGTACGAGATCCATTGCATCAGCCATTAGTGGATCTCCTGCGCTTCGTTCTGGATTGCTTCAGCAGTCACGCGCAGCAGTTCTGCCGCTTCCACGTGGTTTAGCTGGCGGGATGAGATATGACACGCCAGGCTATCAAGGCGAGCAGCCATTGCTTCAGCCCTTGCCCGGCGTTCTTCCAGACGAGCCTCTGTCAGTAAAATATTAAGCCCTGCGTCATCCGGTCCGGTTTTAGTCGTGAGGGTTTCAATATTACGCATAATCAATTCTCCTGAATTTAGATAAAGGGATGCCCGGCGGGTTTACGCCATTAATTTCATTAGTTGGTTAATTCGGCATGGTTAGCCGTCTGGGAAATAAGCTCACCACTGCACGAAAATGATTCATTGCTTTAATCAGCTCCCGCTTTTCGTCAGTGGTCAGCTCATTAATGCTGATGCTATGACGTTCAGCTGGAATTTTTGCCATAAAGAATATGGCAGCCAGTGCCCGTTTATTTTGTTCATTATTGATATCCCGTGGATCACGCATATCTTTAATAAACCGCTCAAGCTCTGACTCAATATTCAGGCCAAAAACTTTCGCCCTTAACTCTGCAATGTGATTAAGTCCATTCAGGCGTTCACCGGGGCTTAATGGAACAGTTGCTGCAGCGCCATTAATTGCCATACTTCATATCCCCCAAACGCAGCTATCGTTCTTTGTTCTTACGGTAACGCTCAAGAGGAGATACATTTTTTCGTATCGTCTCTTTAACCTGCTCTCCCCGTAAAAACGTCCCATCCTTTAACGTGAAAAAGTAACTGCCATCGCCCGACAATGACGGATAGCAACAGAGCAAATCATCTTCAGGTACTGAATAACTCTCCCCTCTGTAACGAAACTGATAAACCACTTCACTTTCTGCCGCATACATTTGGACTTTCTCCGTTTCCTCGTGGTCAATTCAGACAGCAATTCATCTTGTGAATGACATGGATGCCAGCGTTTTCCATCCTCACCCGTGATCCAGCCGTGACCGTAGTGCATTGTCGGGCTTTGTTTTACCAGCAGCGATGCAAATGATGGTTCTTTCGTCAGCATAAGCACCTCACAGCAAACCGAATGAAGCACCGAGGCCAGTCACGGTATCAACTGCACTCGCCATCGCAGGATTAGCCTGTAAACGGGCCTGCAATGAAACAGCAGCCAGCGCCATCAGTCGTGTTACAGAGTTAATGCTGCTGATAGCATCACGACGACCGGCACTAGTTTTTACATCACCAGATACCGCACCTGCTGCAACACGCCCGATCTCTGCAGTTGCGCTCATGACGTAATGCGGCAGTTTCTCTTTTGCTACCTCATTAATCGGTACACATGGCAGACAATGAATCTGTGCCAGAAAACCATCTACCAACGTTGAATCTTCAGTCAGATCGGTAAGCAGCCAGATTTCTGGTGCGGTTAATAAATGAGGTTGAGCTGGGTTCAGCTTGTTCCGCAGAATCTGCACATTCATGCCCGCACGTTCTGCCAGTTGCACCAGATTGTGGCGCAGTGCGAATGCACGACAGGCTTCATCAAAATGTGGATGTTTGGAAACTTGGTAATCAAACATGGTTTTCAACTCCGAACTTATCGCAAAATCGAACTCAGCGTCTTATTGCGAAAATAGACGTCTATTAAGCAGACAAAGCATCAACAGTCAGAGCAGCCAGGTTAATCATTACCTTTTCACGTTTTTTGTCTTTACGAAGACGATGACGAGGTAGTCGGCCATCAGCCAACATGTCGTTAATCGTATCAATAGAAAGGCCAGTCAGTTCGCTATAACGTTCGATTGTGACATGTGGTGTATTCAGAGTAATTGAAATGTTAGGTGTCATAAGGCAACATTCCTTCTAGATATGGCTTGTGGCGAGCCGTTGTTTGTCGTGATTAGTAGTGAAGGCTCCAAAAGAACACTTCTGGTTCAACTTTAAGATCGCTTTTGGAATCTGTCAACGAATTTTGGATTTCTTTGGAGGACTTGTGGATTTCAATAGCGGCGGTAAGAAAGCCATAGAACGTTTAGTTGAAGCATATGGGTTCGGTACCCGTCAGGCTCTATGTGATCATTTAGGTGTTTCTAAGAGCACCATGGCAACGCGCTATATGCGTGATATTTTTCCAGCAGATTGGGTAATCCAGTGCGCCCTTGAAACGGGCACCTCGCTTAATTGGCTAACAACAGGGCATGGTTCAAAGCAAGCATCAGCAAATACAAATACTATAGAAGTAGAAAAATATTTATTGTCTGATGGAGCATTGCAGAAAGACGGTTTTTATATTTTTGATAAGGGATTTCTACCCTCTACGTTTAAAAAACCTTTTGTCATCACAGATAACAATTCTGAATTTATTTGTGATAAAGAATTTGATGATATACGTGATGGTAAATGGGTAATAAGTATTGATGGCGAAATAACGATCCGTGACATTACTCGTTTACCCGGTGGAAGAATCTTCGTCGAGGGTGGAAACAGAGCCTTCGAATGCAAGATAGAAGACATTGAAATAATTGGTAAAATTATAAGTTTAACAGTCAAGTATGTTAAATAGTACCGGGAGGAAACTATGCTTGGTAAGGTATTTTTTGTGGTTTTGTCATGTTCTTTGTTATTAAACCCACTAACTACCTATGCTAGAAATTATCCCTGCTCAGGGAAAAAGGGAGGTGTTTCTCACTGTACCTCAGATGGCAAATTCGTTTGCAATGATGGAACTATTAGTAAATCCAAAAAAATCTGTACTAAAAACTCACGATAACTTTTGCTTTTATATCTGCGTCTAAAATAAAAATGAGCCGCAGGTTAACCGCAAAAGTTACATGCTCACATAGCAAAAAGAATAGCCAACTTAATTATGGCTTCAGTGAGATGTATGGTCGTAGGATTTCATACATTGACACTGGTTATACATACAGTGAAAATGCTCTCTACTGGAGGGCATTTTTTATGGCAGTACGAAAACTCACCACTGGGAAATGGCTTTGCGAATGTTACCCCGCCGGACGAAGTGGGCGTCGTGTGCGTAAACAATTCGTCACCAAAGGCGAAGCACTGGCTTTTGAGCGCCACACGATGGAAGAAACCGAAGCAAAGCCCTGGCTGGGTGAATCAGTGGATCGTCGAACACTGAAAGACGTGGTTGAGCTATGGTTCAAACTACATGGTAAATCTCTGACAGCTGGGCAGCATGTCTATGACAAATTGCTGTTGATGGTTGACGCTCTGGGCAATCCTCTTGCAACCGATCTCACCTCTAAAATGTTTGCCCACTATCGAGATAAACGCCTGACAGGCGAGATCTACTTCAGCGAGAAATGGAAGAAAGGAGCAAGCCCGGTCACCATTAACCTGGAGCAAAGCTATCTAAGTAGTGTTTTTAGCGAACTATCCCGTCTGGGCGAATGGTCGTATCCGAACCCACTGGAGAACATGCGAAAATTCACCATCGCAGAAAAAGAGATGGCATGGCTTACCCATGAGCAGATTGTTGAATTGCTGGCTGATTGCAAACGTCAGGACCCAATTCTGGCACTGGTAGTTAAGATATGCTTAAGCACAGGCGCACGCTGGCGTGAAGCCGTAAATCTTACCCGCTCACAGGTGACCAAATACCGAATTACCTTTGTCAGAACGAAGGGGAAGAAAAACAGAAGCATCCCTATCAGTAAAGAGCTTTACGAAGAGATCATGGCGCTTGATGGGTTCAATTTCTTCACAGACTGCTATTTTCAATTTTTATCCGTGATGGAAAAAACGTCTATCGTGCTCCCTCGCGGTCAACTCACACACGTTCTGCGCCATACGTTTGCGGCGCACTTCATGATGTCGGGTGGAAACATTCTGGCCTTACAAAAAATTCTCGGACACCACGATATAAAAATGACTATGCGTTACGCACATCTGGCACCGGATCATCTGGAAACGGCGCTCCGTTTCAATCCTCTGGCAACGCTGCCAAGTGGCGACAAAGTGGCGGCAGCGGTTGGCATTACCCCGTAA